CCGACGCACGCACAGGCCCCGTGTCGCCCTCCGGGTCGTTTCCGGCCCCGTACCCCCACCCGGTAGCGGGGTGGAACACCCACGGCACACCTGCGGGCCCGTCGGGGATCGTGAGCGTGTACGAGCACGCCTCCGTTCCGTAACCGCCCGAGGTGCGTTCGACCAGGCCGGCGTCGGACAGCTCCCGCAGAGCACCCTTCACAGCTGTCCTGGATAGGCCGGTGCGGGCCTCGAGGAGGCCGAGGCTGGCCCACAGGGCGAGCACCTCCCCACAGCCACACTTGCGATCCACCTTGCACGACGAGCACCTGGCAATGTCAGCCAGGGCGAGGTGTACCAGGCGGGCTCCGTTGCGTGCCGGCGAATGTCGCCACACCCATTCCGTCGACCTGAGGCTCATGTTGCGCTCCAGGTCGGTGTTCCATAAATGAGTAGACGATTTATGGAACATCCCATGTGGCCCATATGTGACCTAGTCCACATCTGGTCCACCCCGTAGTTTGTGCATGTCCAGGGCCTCGGTGAGGGCCGATATGAGCCGATTGGCGCTTCTTTCGTCCAGCTGGATGAACTGGCCTCGACCAGTGACCGCCAGGCGCACACCGTCGGCATTTGCGATGATCCACGCATCGCCCTCACCGGGATGGCGCTCCCGGCCGCCGTGAGCGTCGGAGCCCAGGACGACGCAAACCGAGGCCGCCGGGAACATCTCCTGAATCGACCTCGGAATCCTCGTCAGCCGGTGAATATTGTCGTCGGTTGTCATGTTTCCCCCTCGTTGCACACCCAGTGCCCGAAGCCCTGAGGCGTGTTGTATGCGAGCCACGCCGAAACGGCGACCTGATCCGACGGCGACCAGATGTCGCCGTAGTTCGTGTAACCGGCCTTGTTGGCGGCCTTGGACCTCGAGGGCCAGTACCCGTCGAGGTGCTGGAGTAGCCCTTGTGCTCTCATGCCGTTGTCGGCTAGGCGTTTCGACTCGGCGTTCCAACGGCCTGAGCTCTCGCAGGCGATGATGTGGAGCACCCGGTCGACGTCGGCGGCGCGGAACCACACCGACACCAGGGGCCGCCAGTCGAGCACCTGGGAGGCCGGCATCAGGTCGATGTCGCCGGGTCCCGGTGTCACGTCTTCGTCGAGCACCAGGGGCCGCTCAGTCGTGGTCGTCGGCGGCGTTGATGTCACTGTTTCCCGCCGGAGAATGGCCGGTGCCGTCGTCGCCCCAGGACGATGCGGAAGCGTCGACGGGACTGCCGTGGTCGGCGTCGTGGTCGATGCTTGTGGCTCCGTCGTCCTCGACGGCACCGGTGGGAGTGGCGACCCTGGCACCGAGGTGCCGAGAGTCTCGGTTGTGCATGACAGCATCGTCAGGACAGCCACTCCACTAATGAGGCCCAGTCTGAGGGCCGTGCGACTCGTTCTTCCACCCCTGGGCACGCGGCGAGCATTCCGAGCACCTCCTCCTGGGCCCTGGTGACCTTCCCCGTTTCCCGCTTCAGCTCGACGAACAGGACGCGTGGAGGCCGGATCAGGCACAGATCGGGGAAACCCGCATGGTTGCGCCGGCTGTCGTGGTCGTGGAACACCCACCACCCGAACAGCTCTGCGGCGTCGACGACTGTCTGCTGCCATTGCGCTTCGGTGACTACGCCCGAGAGGACGTCGACGGCGCTGCCTGGTACACGCGGCACCGGTTGCCTCCCTTTGTCGTTGCATGGCCGACCACCTCGACAGCGCCGGCGTCCTGCAGCTCGCGGCGACGGGTGCGAACCGTCGACGGGCTTACCTGGCCGAAGCGGTGCTCGTATGCGTCGACGAGGGCGTCGTCGGTTGCCTTGCCGAGGTCGCACAGCAGCTCGTACACGCGGATCTGGAGGGCGGTCAGGTCGCCGAGGGAAGCGGCGGCAGATCGAGAGGTGCCTGGGTCGGTTCGACGGGTGACTGCGAGGCGAGGGTGTCGATCTCCTTCTCGACGAATGCTGCGAGGTCCCCGAACGCTTCCCCGGCCATCCGGTCGGGGATCTCGGTCGGGAAGCCGGCCATCGACAGGCCGGCCCGGACTTTTCCCCGCATCATCGGTTCCAGGTCGTTGAGGCGTTGCTTCAGCTCGGCGGTGTCGACCGAACCGGCAGGTATGGGAGGTGCTTCGCCGCGCACAGCAGCCCTGGCAGCGTCGAGGTGCGTCAGGTTGGAAGCGGCGGGGTGGTTCGACACGGCCTTGGGTGCCGGCGGTGCAGCAGCTTCATCCACGCCCGTTTCGTCGGGCTCGTCGGTGTCGCCCTCGATGCCGGCAGCGTCGGCGTATCCCATCAGGCCGAGCACCCGCCCAAGGGCCTGTGTCATCGCCCTGTCCGGGTCGCGGGTGTCTTTGTGGCCCTGAGCTCCGGCGACGGGTTCACGCAGGGCGCGGGTGCCGTGTGCTTCTGCGAGCACCACACCGGTGGCGACGTCGACGATGCGGCAATGGCCGACGACCCTCGCTGTGGACCCGACGATGTCCTCGTCGAAGTCCTGGATGATCGCGTAGTCGCGTGGTGGAAAGTCCCTGCGAAACGCCTCGAGCTTCTCGGAGACTCTGGTGATGTTCATAAGGCCGCCCCCCGGTCTTGTAGTTGGTTGGGGTGCCCGCTTAGGCTCCACTTCGCAGCGATCCGTTGCCGTCAGGGGACGACGTAGGGGGCCGTTAGGTGAAACTGGATGAAGGCACCGATTGGAAGATACCGCACCTGTCAAGTCGGCCGGGGGATGCCATACTCCCGAGCGTGATCTGGAGCGGGGGCCGGGTCGACCGTTACGTCGAGCACAAGGTCGCGTCGGGTGCGTGGAATGAGGGATCGGCCTACGGGTTCAGGCGCTGCCTGATCCAGTTCGAGCGTGCGTTTACCGGCCTCGAGGTGACGACCACGGCGGTGCAGCAGTGGATCACCGGGGTCGGCCTGTCGGCCAACTATCGGCGCTCCAGGTGGTCGGTGGTGCGTGGCCTGCTCGCCTGGTACGGCGTCGACGTCGACCTGGTGGCCCCGGCGGTGCCGACACCGGTTCCGAGGCCGCTGCGTGACCTCGACGTCGGCAAGCTCCTCACCGTGTGCAACGCCCGCGACGAGGTCATGGTTTCTTTGGGTATTTGTGAGGGCCTGCGACGTTCCGAGATGGCGCACCTCGAGATGGCCGACGTGGACCTCGACGGCCAGGTCCTGTTCGTGAACGGCAAGGGCGGGAAACAGCGATGGACGCCGCTCACGAAGGCAACCGCTGTTCGCATCGGGCGCTACCTGGACGAGCGCGGCGAGGCCCCGGGGCCGCTACTCATCTCGACCACCTCGGGGCGAGGGTTACGGCCCGCGACGATCAGCGAACGCTCCAGGCTCCTCATGCAACGCGCAGGGATCTACCGCCCAGGCGTCAACCTCCACGCCCTACGGCACACCGCCGCCACACGGCTGTGGATGGAAACGGGTGATTTGTTTATGACGCAGCAGCTGCTCGGCCACTCCAATATTCGCACGACGTCGATCTACGTCCGGGGCCGCCCCACCGCCGAGATGCGTGAAGCGATGAACCGGTGCTCGACGTAGACGTGAAAAGACCCCCGCCGGGGCGGGGGCGGGCATCTGCTGGGGAGATCGTTACCAGCTGCGAAGCCATCTGTCACAGCGATCAGCCGGGGTGCGACTCGAGGAACGCCCGGTACGCATCAGGGCTGTCGAGGATGATGAGGGTGCCGGTCGGAGCGGGTTCGCTGCCGAAGCCGAACGCGGCTGCGAGGCCGCCCAACGCGACCGCCAACGCGGCGACGGCTGCGATCAGCTTCGTCGCCTTTTCCACTATTGCGCCGCTTGTCGGCCCTCGATGGTGGCGATCCGTTCGCCGTGGTCGTTGACCCGTTCCTCGATGCGTGTCGTGCGTTTGTTGATCTCGCGGAGGAGGTCGACCTGGGTGCCGTTCTGGTTCCGGTAGTCGAGTCGGAGGCGTGCGACCAGGACAGCCGAGATGGCCGAGATGGTCGCCGCGGAGATGATGCCGACAGAGGCGACGAGCTCAGGCACCGGGCTTGGCAAGCTTGAGGCTGTTCTGAAGGGCGCTCACGGCGGCCGGAATGGACGCGAAGGCGAGCCCGGCGATCGTGGAGAGCTCCTGGAGCGGGTCGAGTGTCTCGATGTTGATGGTTCGGGACGCCCACGATGCGACCAGCAGGCCGACGAACGTCTGCAACCATGTTTTGCCTGCCCTGGTCAGGATGTCGTTCATGTTGTCCTCCACAATCGGTTCCAGGTGTTGATTCCGACGATGCCGTCGATGGTTAGAGCATTGAGCGCCTGGTAGTCCTCGATCGCCTTGTCGGTGCGTTTGCCGGCGACGCCGTCGACCGTCCCGAGGGGAAACCCGGCGAGCGTGAGGTGCGCCTGGATGATGGCGACCTCGTCGCCGCGGCTGCCCTTGCGGACAGGGTTGGCGGCCACCTGGTCGCCTGCGTGCATGATCGCCTCCACGGTGCGTAACCAGTCGACTGTGTCATCTTCCACGGGCATGTCGCCTTTCCACCATTCTGGGAACGGTCCCTCGAGCGGACCGTCGACTGTCTGTGCTTGGTAGTGCCAGGGTTCCCCGTCGACCGTTCGATGCAATCCCCAGCCCTTGAGCACCTTGGTGATGTCCGGCCAGGACGCCTTGCCGTGGTGGGTGAGGTCGACTGCGTACCCGAGGCCCGACGCCTGTGCCATGTGGTAGGAGCCTCGCCAGGTGCCGCCGGACCCGGTGCCGATGATGCGCGCCGGGTTCGCTGCGAGGTTGCCGCCGTGGAACCGGTACCGGTCGTAGAGGTATTCCTGCTCTGCGACGGTTCGGACGCCTGACTCGATGGTGACCTTCTCGGCGAGGAGGTCGCTTGTGCGGTACGCCGACGCGAGCCGCCAGACGAGCAACGGGTCGAGGGCGGCGACGTTCTCGTCCCCGTCGTCGCGGTAGCCCTCGAGGAGCTCGAGGTCGTCACTCCGGGTCATCGTCCGGTGGTGGCCCGGAGATGCGCCCGTCGGGGAGCACCTCAGCGTCGCCGTAAAGGGCCTGGCAGAACGTGAGCGCGTCGGCTTCGGTCTGCGTTGTCACGTCCCAGACCTCGAGGTCGTCGAGGTTGGCGGTCTGGGTGAGGTAGCCGACGCGGTAGCCGTCATCATCGACGGCCCAGGAGGCTCCGGCGCGGCCGCCGCGGGCGGCGATGGTCCCCTCGGGGCCAGTCCCCCAGGTGCCGTCGTCGGAGAGTTTCCACTTGAGGTAAATCATGGGGTGAGCTCCTGGTGGCCGTTGCTGGTTTGCCGTTCACGCTCGGCGATGAGTTCGTCGAGGAGCCCGGCCTGGCGAAGCGAGTCGAGCTGCGCCCATTGGACGCCGCCGGCCATGATCTGGAGATTGGTCTGACGGGTGAGGCGCTTCTGCCAATACTCAGGCTGGGCGTGTTCGATCTCGTCGCGGGTGAACTTCTGGGACTCGTCGAACAGGTCCGTCAGGATCGCGAGCTCGCGTTCAGCGCCCTTCATGACGATCTCGGTCTGTTCCAGGCCGACCTGCTTCTCCTCAGCCTCGAGCGCGTCGAGGTCGTCGCCGGTAGCGACCAGGCGGGCGATCTCGACCTCAGTTTTCTTGACGTTCAGTTCAGCCATCCGCAACTTGAAACCCATGTCCTGCAGTTCCAGGCACAACTGGTAGAACCGCATCTCGGCCGTGTCGTGCTGCCCGATTACGAAATGCTCCAGCTGGTAGCGGCTGCGGGGTTGTTGGATTTCTGTGATTGCGTCGTGAATGTTCATTAGATGCTCCCGTTGGCCATCGCAGCGAGTTCGGAAACGCCCGTCGACAACCCTGTCCCCAACGTGGAGCGGCTGTCATCCGAGAAAGCGAACTTGTCCACCGTTGACACATACGAACCTGTGGTCCCGCCGCCGAAATAGCCAGCCGTGCCCGAGTTCGCCATCCCTGCGGGGTAGTAGCGGGCCGACGACAACCCTGTCCCTAGCGTCGTTCGGGAATCATCCGAGAAAGCGAACTTGTCCACCGTGTCCACATACGAACCTGTGGTCCCGCCGCCGAAATAACCTGCCGTGCCGCTGTTAGCCATCCCAGCGAGACCGCGGATGGACGACGACAACCCAGTACCTAACGTCGTCCGCGAATCATCCGAGAAGGCGAACTTGTCCACCGTGTCCACATACGAACCTGCGCCTGTGTCGACCTGCCCGCCGCCGAAATAACCCGCCGTCCCAGAGTTCGCCATGCCCGCGAGAAGGTTGGTGCCATCCGACAACCCTGTCCCCAACGTCGACCGCGAATCGTCGGAGAAGTCGAACTTGTCGACCGTGTCCGCATACGACCCCGTGAACCCGCCGCCGAAATAACCTGCCGTCCCAGAGTTCGCCATCGCCGCGAGGTAGTAGCGGGCCGCCGACAACCCAGTACCCAGCGTCGTTCGGGAATCGTCGGAGAAAGCGAACTTGTCAACGGTCGACGCATACGACCCGTCGTACCCGCCGCCGAAATAGCCCGCCGTGCCGCTGTTAGCCATCCCAGCGTTGCCGTTGGTGGCAGCCGACAACCCAGTACCTAACGTGGAGCGGCTGTCATCCGAGAAGTCGAACTTGTCAACTGTGTCGACCTGCGCCCCGCGGAACCCGCCGCCGAAATAGCCCCCAGGAACGGCCCCCGACACGAGGCTGTTCAGCCACGTAGACACCATCGTCCCCGGCCTCGACCTGGACCCGAAGCGGACACTCATCAGGCGGTGATCCGGTTGCAGTAGCCGTGAATGATGATCACGTTGGCGCTGCCGGCAAACGCCTTGAGGACCAGGCTGTTTTGCAGGAGCAGGCCGGGGGTCAGGAGCATCAGGCCCGATTCGGCCGGGACCGTGATCTCGATGTTGCCGTCCGGGGCGGTTGCCTCGCCCCATTCCAGGGTGAGCTTCACGTCCACACCTGACGAGTTGACGGCGTAGACCCACAACTCGTCGAGGTCCGACGCTCCTGAAACGGCGGTATGGATCGTCGTGCCGGCTGTGGCCGTCTGGACGACCTTTATGCCCTTGCCGTTCGTTGACCCGCTGAGGAGCCGCTTGGAATAGGTTGCCATGTTGTCCTCCTAGAGGAACATTTCGAGACCGATGATTGTGTTCGCGTCCTCGGGGGACGCTCCGAGCTCCACCCACGCACCACCGTCGTAGGTGTAGACCTTGTCTGTGTCTTTCAGGTAACTCATCTGGCCCTCGGCCGGCGAGCCGAGGCCGGACGTGCGGGCCGAGGCGTCATTCCAGACGGTGCAGACCTGGTCCATGAGGTACACCTGCACGTCGCTGGTGGCGCTGAGCACCGCTCCGGCCACAAATGTCTTGAAACCAGCTGGTGCCGGCATGGTGTCTCCTTACGGTGCGAGCTTGTTGGTGTTGAGGATGCCGAAGTCGGCCGAGTCGAGGATCAGAAACACGGTGTCGCCGCTGCCTGACGTACCCAGGCGCATCGTCCAGTCCTTCGGCGTGATCTCGTGCGTGACCGATTCGACTCTCAGCACCTGGTTCATCGCTGCGCCGGCTCCGATGGGTTGGAACTGGGCGCGGATTCCGTCGAAGATCGTCAGCTTGGCGACCTTTTCGGCCTGGGCGTCGGTGAGCGCTAACGGCTTGCACTCGAGGCTCGACACCCTGAGAGCAGGCGTGGAGTGCAGGGCCACGAAGTTCTTGCAGGCTGTGAGCACGTCGTCGTCGGAGTCGTTGAGCAGGTTGCGGCGCACCAGGGTTCGTATCCCGTAGGCGGGTTGGCCGAACACGTTCTCGTCGAATATCTGGTCGTCACCGCCGGTGCGCTGGTAGACGCCCCGCGTGTAGAGGAGCTCGGTGCCGAACATGGTCGTGATGTTCGTGAACGCCGGCTCGGCTGCGGCGGTGCCGTCGCCGGCCCCGAACGTCAGCCCGGTGACACCCGAGTCGGCGTAGCGCTTCTTGTAGGTGAGGATGTCGCCCCGGTCGCCGGCGGTGACCGCAGCGCCGCCGGCGCTGCCGTGCCGGACGAAGATTGCGCCGTCCTCGGACTGTGAGAGGCGTTCGGTGTACGTCGTCGTGTTGATCTCCGCGACGTCGCCGGCCTGCATCGTGACCGACGAGGCGTCGATGTCTCGCGTCGTCGGGTCTGCCGTCGTCGGGGAGCCGGGTTGTGCGGGGTAGGCGACCTGGGAGTCGTCGAGCACCGCCGAGAAGCGAACCGAGCCGACCTCCTGGGAGAACGACACGTCGGTGAGCTCGGTGCGTGCCAGGAGCGACATGCCGTCGAGGCACTTGACGATGACCGTCGAGTCCCTCGAGTTCGGGTACAGGGTGTCGACGTCCTCGATGCGGCCCCGAAACAGGGTTGTCGCCACGCCGGGGGCGTTGATCGACGTCATTACCCGCACCTCTGCGTTCAGCCATTGCGAGTCGCCGTATGTGCCGCCTGCGAGCGGCCCGTATGCGTTGTCCTGGTTGTTGAGGCTTATGCGGCAGCTGCCGGCCCTAAACGAGTCGGTGACGCGCAGGCGGCCGTAGGAGATTTGGACGGCTCGGACGTCTGCGGTGACGGTTCGGTAGTGGCCGTCGAGGAAGATGTTGACGGTGTGCGTAGCGGTCGCCACGTCACTGGCCTATCCATTGACGGTTCATCGGACCCCCGATTTTGACCGCTTCGGCCATTGCGTCGATGACTTCCTTGCCGGTGACCGCCGGGGCGTTGATCGTCACGTTGACCGCTGGAGCGGCTCCGAACATGCCAGCCTGAGCACCGCCGCCTGCCAGCCACGCGGATATGTCGGCCATCTCGTCGACTTTCACGGCGTCGGCGGGGGTAAATCCACGATCAGCTGCTGCGGCGTCAACTGCCGCTGCGGCTTCTGCGAGGGCGGCCGCGTCGGCTGCGGCTTTGTCGAGCCCGGCCTGCATCTCCAGGCGGGCGGCGGCGTCGGCTGCGGCTGCGGTGAGAGCGGCCGCTGCAGCTTCGAGGGCTACCTGCATCTCAGCACGGGCGGCCGCGTCGGCGGCTGCGGCTGCGGCCGCGTCGGCTGCTACGGCGTCGAGGGCGGCCTGCATCTCAGCACGGGCGGCGGCGTCGGCTGCTGCGGGGTCGTGTATGTCGAGGATGACTCCGATCTCCGCGGCCGCCTGGTCGATCATCGCAGCAATCTCGGCATCCGCCGGGCCACCGCCGGGGGGGGGCTCGTTGCGCCTGCCCTCACGGTTCACCACGTCGGATATGTCGACTCCGAAGTTCGCAGCGATCTCGGCGAACATGCCCTCGAGGTTTTGCCCGAACTCTGCCATCACGTCCGGGTCGACAAAGTTCAGGCGGTTGGACTCGGCAGCGCCATCCCAGCCGGACTTCACGCCGGTGAAGATGTCCCAGCCCATGCCGATCAGGCCGGTGATGTCCTCGGGGCCGAGGGTCAGGATCTCCATGATGGTGACCATCATCGGGGCGTCGACTTCGCCCTCGACATACCCGGCCGCGACGCCAGCGTGCAGCACTGAGCCGAAACCCTTTGCGATGTTGTATACCGACGGGTCGTCCAGGGCGTCCTCGAACGCGGGGATGAACTCCTCGTTCAGGAACGTGACAATCGATGTGAACGCCGGCAGGAGCTTCTCGCCGATCTCGACGCTGATGTTGTCGAACGTGGATGCGAGGATCTTCTGCTGGTTGGCTAGGCCGTCCGAGGTCCGTATGAAGTCGTCCTGTTGGATCAACGTCTGCTCGAGGATGACTTCGTACGCGGCCAGCGCCTTGGCCTGCGGCGTGAGGGCCTTCTTCTCGTTCTCGATGAGGCCCATCTGGAGGGCCTTGGCCTTCAGCGTTGCAGCGTCGAGGAGGACGCCGAAGCGGCGCAGCGGCTCGGCTTCGCCCCGGAGGCCGGCCTGGAGGGCGGTCAGGGTTTCCTCGACGGACACGTTGCCGAAGCTCGCCATGTCCGCTGCGAGCTTCGTCATCGTGACCGACAGGTCGACGCCCTCGGCCTGGGGCATTCCCATTGCGTGCGCCAGGGAACCGAACACGCCGACCGCCTCGAGGGCTTCGCGGCGCGACATACCGATCGCCTCAGCCGAGCCCTCGGCGAACCGTTCCGCAGCAGCTGCGGCGTCGCCAAACAGGACGCGGTTCTTGGAGAGGGACTCTTCGACGTCGGCAGCGCCCTCGATCATCGGCTTGAGCACCGCTGTTGCCCCGACCACGGCTGCGCCGATGCCTGCGAACGCGCCCATGCCTATCGACGCTGCCCGCGCCATCCTGTCCGACATGAGGCTCGAGCCCTTGGACACGCGCTTGAACGCCTTGTCCAGGTCCTTCGTCTTGCCAACGAAGTTGACTGTGAGGGTGCGAACCGGTGATGCCATCAGAGGCCCTTCAGCACTTTCTCGATCTGGCGGGAATATTCCCTCTTGATGAACTCATGCGAGGCGACAATCGTCGGAAAGATGACGTACCCCTTGCGGCCCAGGTGGGGCGGGAACTGCATCGTCGAACCACCCCTACCTGTTCGGCGATACCTGCCGCCGCCGAACTCGACGCCGTGTATGAACTCGCCGACAGAGGGGCGCGCCTTGCGTGACACGCGGGCCTTGCGTGTCCCCCCGAAACGTATCCGGGGGGTGCGACCGGCGATGGCACGCAGCGACGGGACGACGAGCTCGTACTGGCGGGCGTGCGGCACCCACATGGCGCGGACCTTCATCAGCTTCAGGACATGCTCGGCGACCTCCTTCGAGCCGGCGTTGACACGCTTCCTGGTCTCCGGCGGTGCCTTGCGTAGCGCTCGCTGCATCTCCTTGAGGCCGAAGATCTCGACGTCGCCGGACAGCTTGCTCGATGTCTTTAGCGGTTTGACTGTCACCTGCGCCTCCTCACCTTCGCCTGGTCTGCTGCCTTCTTCTGCTCGTCGACCTGCCAGGACAGCACCCTCCACATCGCGTCGAGCATCGTGGCGTCGAGCTCGTAGAGCTCCCTGGGCGAGATCCCTGTCCGCACCGCCAACGCGGCGACCTGGACGGTCAGGGAGTCCCAGCCAAAGGGACCGGCTCCTCGCCCTCATTGACGACACGGATGTCGTCGAGGCCCGCAAGCCACTCGTCGAACGGCTTGATCGCCGGGCCGTTGCCGGCCAGGGCCTGCTTGTGGAGCGCATCGTGGGCCAGCCACGCCAGGTGCTCGACGTGGGGCTGGCTGATCATGGCAATGAACCCGACGCCCCACTTGCGCTCGAAGGCGACTATGGACACGGGTCCTGCTGTGACGGTTCGGGCTTCGCCGTCGTGCGTGATGGCGAAGTCGACTTTCATTCCCTTGGGCATCGTTGGCCCCCCTTTCTGGTTAGGACGTAGCCCTGGTGATGGCTCCCGTTACCGGCCACGACACAGACAGCGTCGCGAGCGATCCGACCTCGGCCGCGATCGGTGTGTAGCTGGTGATCAGGCATGAGCC